TAGAAGAGATACGATGACAACCGTAACGCAGACATACTACACTTTTAAAACAAGTTCTATCACTAATTACGTAATATTAAGTGCAAGAAATCTACAAAATGCTACAAAGATACAGTTTGAAAAAGGAATACAAACAGAATACTCATCTTATAAAACACCAATAAAATTAAATGGAATACCGAATACCGATTATCATGATAGAATTTTCAAAAATAAAGGTAAAAACTTATTTGATAAAGATAATGCTAATATAATAAGTGCTTACTTTAGAGATAGTGCATTGAATCAATTAGTAATAAATAGTAGTAACTCAAATAAAACCATAATATTTGTAGGAAAGCCTAATACGACTTATACTATAACAAAGAAACTTGGAAATAGATTTAGAATAGGTTTGTATAACTCTATGTTAAGTGAAAATGGAACTTATACATTTCCAAGTGCTGCGGTTAGGGATGATACTGCGACAAATCTAACTATAACAACAACCGATACTAATTATTATATTTATATACAAATATTTGAAACTGGAGATTTAGATGCAACTTTAAGTACTATTCAAATAGAGTATGGAGATGAAGCTACTTCTTTCGAACCTTTTGGTAGTGGTACTTGGTATATAGAGAAGAATATAGGTAAAGTTGTTTTAGATGGTAGTGAGAGTTGGAAAAGAACAAGTGTAAGTGGCAGTAATAGTTATGCTTTTTGGAATTTATTTACAACTCTAGGTTTACCTAAACCAAAATATAATGTCAATGCACCAAAAATATGTAATTATTTTCCTTATGAATTTAAAGAATGGAGCCAAAGTACAGTAAATCATTTAGCAGAAAATAACGCAACAGATTTAAGTTTATTATTCAACGTAGATAGTACAATAGCAACAACTATACAAGAGTGGAATACTTGGTTATCTAACAATAACACAATAGTATATTATGTATTAGAAACTCCAACATACGAGCCTATAACTGACACTGAATTAATTACACAATTAAATGCACTAGAACAAGCACAGTTACCTTATGGTGTAGCTCATATAAACGTGAGTGGTAATTTACCAGCAATACTAGATTTAGACTACTACACACTAGATAGATACATAACACCAGAAGATAGACAAGCTCTACTTGATGGTTCTGCTACAATACCTTTTAGAATAAACATTATAAAAGATGGAGAAGTAATCAAAACACTTGACGAGTATAGTATTGTAGAGTTAGATTATGAAGATTTTAGATATGTAAATACTGAATCTCTTGTAATAGGACAATTTGTTGCAAGAAAAGTAATAGGTAAGTTGGATCAAATCTATACGGAGTTCGAAATAGAAGATACCGAGCTAGAGATATTAATGGGTGTGTCTTACAATAATAATACTACATATTATAGTCTAGGTAATTTCTTGGTTATAAAACCAACAACAGACGATGTTAAGGAAAAAACAGAGTTTGAAGCTATGGACTACACTAAAAAGTTCAATAAACCATTTACTGACACAGGTTTGACTTTCCCATGTACTGCTTTAGAATTAGCACAATACACTTGTAATTTATGCGATGTAGAACTTGGTACTACAAGTTTCGCAAATGATGATTTCATAATAAACGATAATCAATATGTCGAGGGTGATACTTGTAGAAAAGTAATGCAAGACATTGGTAAGTTAGCTTATTCATGGGTAAGAATAGACTGGGACAATAAATGTTATATCGACTTCGATACTAAAGATAGTATTATAGATTACAATAGAATTACAAACACTGAATACTATGATTTATCATTACAAAAAGAAGTATTCGGTCCTGTTAATAGAGTTGTAATAGGTATGAGAGATGTTGAGGGCGAAAACGCTGTTATTGAAGATAGTGAGAGTATTGAAGAGAATGGTGTAACTGAAATACAATTATACGATAGTAACATTACATATACACCAGAGTTGAGATTACAAGCGATTCAAGCAGCTACTAGATTATTTGGTCTTACATACATACCATTAGAAACAAATACAATAGGACACCCATGGTTGATAGGTAACGAAAGAATTGAAGTAAAAGATATGAATGACAATTCATTATATACTTACCCATGGGATAGAACGATAGTGTATAATGGTCATATAAAGAGTAAATTAGTAAGTAAAGCAGATACAAAAACCGAAACCGAATATCGCAATTATGGAGATTTAGAAACTGCAACAAGACAAACGAGAATTATAGTTGATAAACAAAATCAAACCATAGAAGCTCTTGCGGAGGCAGTACAACCTGTTTCTAACGAGATTAGTGGTGTAGGTAGTATCACACTAGAAAATGCCTATGAGGGTACTTTACATAGGTTAGAGATTAAAGGTAGTATTAGTGCATTATTCCCAAGTACAACGTTATATCCTAGTACAACATTATATCCTTTAGCACCTGTGTTAATAGTTGACGATACTTCTTATGAATTAGGTTTTACGATATTACGATATATAAATAGTTCTACTTGCGATTTGTATGTTTATGAAGATGGCAAACAATGGGTTGAAAGAAATGTCGGCGTTGATATGAATGGTAATTTATATGAGTTACCAGATAGTGCTAAATATATAGAAGAGTTGCCAGATATAGCAATTCAAGTATCAAGTAGTAGTGTAATATCGCTAAATGGTTTTGCAAATGCTAATTTCAAAGCACTTTACTTGTTACAAAACGATTACACAGATACATTCGCAACAAATGTCGATCTTGTATCAAAGATAAACGTATCGCCTACTAATATTGCAATACAATCTCATAAAATCGCACTAGAGGGTTATACAACAATTAATGGTAACTTCTGGGTAGATTTAGAGGGTAACATGCACGCTCGTAATGGTACTTTCGAGGGTAACATAATGTTGCCTAATGGTGGTCGAGTTATCGGTGGAGATGGTTTATTCTCATGTCTTGCTTATACAAGTGTTGGTAGATTTAGTAACTGGGAAATATTAGGTTTCCACACAACAGGTGCTAATATAACAACAGAGGGTGTTCAATATGGAGATGTATTCGTAAATGCCTATATACCAGAGAACTTCACAATAACAAGTGCCTATGTCATACTTGAAGTTACGTCAGTTAATAGTGCATATAGTGATGCTAGTGGAGATTATGAAGTTGTCGGTACACCAAAAGATATTGCACTATTAAAAGGTGCTGGTGGTACAACAGTTGAGTTCTTCTACTATCCATATCAAGCTGTTTATGAGGACGTTGAATATAGTGGTAGTGAGATTCCTAATGCTTTTGGCGAGGGTAGATACACACCTAGTTTAAGCGTTCCCGGTAGCGTAGAAGAAGTTAAATCAATAGACATAAAAGATTATCTTGATGTAGGTGTAATGAATACAATATTCGCAAGAAGTTTATTAAGTCCAAAACCAGTAATAAAACATTTCACACCAAGCGGTGGTAGTTATACTATGAATAACTATGAGGAATTAGTTAAAAATACTGGTGTAGGAAGATTAAATTTATTCGTATTCGGTTATATGAGTACGGAAGAAGAGGAGAGTGGTGAATAATGGCTTATACAAAAACAACATGGGTGGATGATAGTTCACCTGCGATAAGTGCTGCCAACTTAAATAAGATTGAAAATCAATTAGAAACAAATACAAATGACATTAGTGCAAATTCTACTAAAATAGGTAATCTATCAAATTTAAACACAACCGAAAAATCTAATCTTGTCGGTGCTATTAATGAAGTAACAACAAAACAAGCATGGAATTTAGTTGATAGTAAAACTGGTGATACTAATATTACATTACCAAATAGTTTTAACGAACTTTTAATAATTGTGGCAGTAGGCAATAACGTCAATGTTTATTTTACGTTCAACATACCATACCAGATATTAGGCAGTTCTGTTAAAGGTTTTAATAGTGGATATTATCAAAATAGTTCGATTTCATCAATCTGTCGTGTTTTGGTTTCAAAGACATCCGCTAATCTAACAATAGCTTATTTAAATGGTCAAGATAAACTAAGCACTTCTATTACAACAATTTATTATAGATAAAAGGAGGTAATTTATGACAATAAAAGATATTTCTTATGTTAGAGGCGATTCTTATGCCTTAAAAATGACAATACAAGGTCTTGAAGATTTAGAGATTAGTAAAGTCTATTTAACTGTAAAAGAAAATTCTAAACAAGAAGAACCTATCTTCCAAAAATCACTAGATAATGGTATAGAACCAGCAGAAGAGGAATATAAATATAATATCCTCTTCGAACCTAGTGATACAGAAGATATGGAAGTTGATTGTCCTTATTATTATGATATTAAAATTGTTGTTGGTAGTTTAAAGAAAACAATAGTCAAAGGTACATTTACATTAGAACCTAACTACACAAAAGCAAGTAATGAGGTGTAAAAATGACAAATGACGAAATCAATGTTATACTAGATAATGAAGATAGCATAACTGCCCACACAACTACTAATATGGTCAATGTTATATTTGGAGATGGTAATTACAACATTAGACCTATAACTTCTTATGAAGAATTAAGCGATTTACCACAAATAAATGACGTTACATTATTAGGTAATAAGACAAGTGATGATTTAGAATTACAAGACAAAATGGATAGTCTAACTAATCAAGATATAGAAGAATTATTAAACAATTTTGTTTAGAGGAGGGAAATAAATGGCTAATTTAAAATATTTGGATCAAAATGGTCTTTTGTACTTTTGGCAAAAGATAGGCAACAAATATGTTGCTAAAGAAACAGGAAAAGGGTTATCTACAAATGATTTAACAGATGCTTTAAAGAAAACTTATGACGATACTGTAACAACTGTTGCTGGTATTGTTGCAGAGGGTGGAGAACCAAACGTAATCGAGATAGTAAAACAAAATGGTACTGCATTAACAGTAACAAATAAAGCTGTTGATGTTATTACACCAACAAAGACAAGTGATCTTACTAATGATAGTAATTTTGCGGTAGATAGTAGTTATGTACATACAGATAATAACTTTACAACTGCTTTAAAGAATAAATTAAATGGTATAGCAACAGGTGCAGAAGTAAATAAAATCGATAGTATTAAAGTAAATGGTACTGCACAAACAATAACAAGTAAGGCAGTAGATATAACAGTACCAACAAATAATAATCAATTAACAAATGGTGCAGGATACCAAACTGCAAGTCAAGTACAAAGTGCTATCAATAGTGCTATTAGTGGAATTACAGGTATTGAGTTTGAAATCGTTACAACATTACCATCAACTGGCGAAAACGGTGTAATTTACTTAATTAGTAATAGTGGTAGTGGTCAAAACATATATGACGAATATATATGGGTAAATAATAAGTTTGAAAAAATAGGAACAACAGATGTTGATTTAAGTGGTTATGTTAAAACAACAGATTTAGTTGCTATTACAAATGCGGAAATAGATACAATAGTAGGTAGTTAGGAGGTGTCTAAATGCAATATTTAGATAAAACAGGACTAACACATTTTTGGCAAAAAGTAGATAGTGCAAAACAAGATACTTTAACAAGTGGTACTAATATTAAAACTATCAATAATGAGTCATTACTAGGAAGTGGAAACATCACCATATCTGGTGGTGGTTCTGCAACCAATGTAAAGATAGACAATGTAAGTATAACTTCAAGTGGAGTTGCTAACATAAACACAACTGGATATGACGCCGACAATAACTTTTTAGCAACCGAGAACGATATTAATAATATATATAGTGCAAAAGTAGACAAACAGTTAACTTTTGACAATAATTCTCTAACTACGATAGACAACAACGGACAGTGGATATTATTAGAAGCGACAGACTCTAATGAGGGAACCCAAGCAGTAGTACAATTATTTAATAATGGAGAAATAGATATTACTGGAGAAGAAATATATATTAGTGGTCTAGTAGAACCAACCAATAACGGAGATGCAGTAAATAAAAAATATGTAGACGACATGGTAGGCGATATAGAAAGTCTATTAGGAGGTATCTAATATGAGTATAGCAACTGAAATAACAAGATTACAAAATGCTAAAGCTAGTATAAAAAGTGCTATTGAAAATAAAGGTGTATCGGTTCCTAGTAGTACGTTATTAGATGGCTATGCTAATTTAATAGCTCAAATAAGCGGAGGAGGTAGTACAGGTTTAGAGTATGAAACAGGAATATACGAACCTACTACTGACGAATATAGACCTACTATCAATTTCACTAATAGTCATAGTGTCCCACCAACAATTTTAACTATGTATGACGCAACAGGTACGAACCTTACTGATACCAATAGCAACATAGCCAATACTTATATAGACGTATATAGACTAACTGGTGTTGGTTATAATTATAATGCCCAAAATAGTAACTTTAGATATGCTACCCTACATTACACTTATCGTGGGACAAGTGCCACTTCGATAAACAGTGGTACGCAACATTTTTCATATAATAGTGATAACACTAATTCTAGTAGTTCTAGTTATCCTAGATATTGGGTATCTTATAATAATTTTCATCCTTATTCCAACTCATCATCAAGATATTGGAGAGCAGGTAGAACTTATAAGTGGGTAGCAGTTTGGACGTAAAAATAAAGAAAGGAATAAAACATGGAAACAATTATCGTTGCTTTAATTACAACAATAGGGGTTATATCAACAACAATTATACAAGGTGTACAAGCTAAACAAAAAGACAATATGAATAGCAAGTTAAGTGCTATACAAATTGATTTTAAAAAAGAAGTAAAAGATATTAATAATGCTTTACGACAAGAAAAACTAGATAGAGCAAAAGCAGATTTAGTCGGTCTTATGTCAAGAATACAAAACGGGTATAACCCCACTACCGAAGAGAAAATGATACTTTACGAAACAAAGGAAAAGTATAACGATTTAGGTGGCGATTCTTATGTGGACGACATGTTTGATAAATTAAGGGAGGGTGGCAAAATATGAGAGAAAAAATTGCTAAATTGATTGACTTGAAGAGTATTATAACAATACTAATTACAATAGCATTAATTTATGGTTTCGTTTGTAATAAGATTAATGCAGAACAATTCATGACAATAGCAACAATGATATTTACATTCTACTTTGCCAAAAAAGAAAAAGGAGGAGATGACAATGTTTAAAGGTCAAAAAAGTACACGAGGTGGAATACAAGATTTCTTATGCCCTTTTACTGATATGTATATAACACAAGGAAGTCAAATGGGAAGTCATAGAGGTACTATGGCTAATGATGTAAGAGGAGCTTATCCTGGAAAAAGATATCCTTATTATGCACCATGTGATTGTAAATTAATATGGTATGATAAATCAAACGGACAGGGTATGTGGCAGAGTACGCAAAAAGTTCGCTTCTGTAATGGGAATATTTCATTTGCCACCTTTGTAACCGCTCATGACGAGAGTTTTGATGCTGATAAAACTATGGGCAAAACCATAAGACAAGGTGAGCAGTTGGGAAATATGGGTGCAAAACATAATGGCTCAACTAAAGCAACCGGAGTACATTGCCATATAGAGATAGCTCAACATAAATACGATTTTTCTAATTGGAAAAAGAACTCTTATGGAATATATTGTTTCCCTAATGAAACTGATACTGATGGTTGCTACTTTATGGATAGTACAAATATTATCTATGGTTTAGGTGGTAATTGGAGATATGTTTCACAAGTACCTGTTGCAGAACAAGGTAGTACTGAAAAAGTGGATCAAATATTACATAAAGGTAGTAAAGTTAAGTTTGATGGTGTATTTAAAGCAGACATATTGAGAAGTCCTATTAGTACAAATATGTTTGGAAATACAAAGCTAACTGGTGTATCTTATAATAACTATTATGCTAATAAGTGTAAAGAATATCATTGGATACCACTTAACGACTGGAAAGAAGTTGATATGTCAGGAAGTACCGCAGGTCAAGACGATAAAATAGTAGGTGGTGTAAGTTATATTAAGAACGACAACACTTACGTAGTACAAGAAATAGACATAGATAGTAACTCTGCAAAACTAATCTTAAATGGTCATGCAATATGGGTATTTAGTACATTTTTAAGAGAGGTGTAAAATAAGACTAGAGATTATCTAGTCTTTTTTTATTGACTTATTTGTTATAATATGATAAAGTATATAGCAAAGGAGATGAAAAAAAATGGAAAAAGATATAGATAAAATATTGTCTAGGACATTGTTAACTTATTTTAGTATTTTATTTGTAGTATTTGCTTTGAAATTATTTGGTATAGATTACTTTGGGTTAAATACCGATAACGGAATAGTACATAGCATTAATAATTTTATAAAGTATTGGAGATTAGAGCAAGTATGGTACACTTTTACTTTATTTGTTAATACTTATATAATTTTTGCAATAGCATGTAATGATAATAGTAAAGAAATGTTTAAGTTTACTTTATTAACAATGCCTTTAAATATTGTAATTAGGGTATTAAAACAAACTTTTAATATACCATTCTTATTTGTATTTACTGATTTATTATACTTATTTATACTTGCTATATGTTATATTAAATTTGTAAAAAGAGATAAAATACATAGAGAAAATATTACTAATTATTTTGTGTTTACTATTATAACTATTTTATTTCAATTTATAAGTTTAATAACACGTGGTATATTCATAGGCTATCATGAAAACAATTTATTGCTTTCATTAACAATGAATATAGATTACTTTGCACTTCTAATAATTTCATATAAATTATACTTTAAAAGAGGAGGTAATGATTTATGGATTGGGGTACTTGGTTCTTTTTCGGTCCTACTGGTTTCCTTAAAAAGTTTGCCAGAAAAGTTGCAGAAAAGCTATAATCTAGCAAAGCCGAAAGATAGAGTTGATGAGCTAACTAATAAAATATACATAGTCTTATTCTGGCTATACAACTTCTTTACTGTTGTAGTTGTGTTATTAATAGCAACCTTAAATCACACTTTCGTAGAATGTATCTTTATACTTTCTAGCTTTTGGATCAATAAAGGTGTCTTTGGTAAGCCACTACATTTAAAGAAAGCAAGTCATTGTTTTATTGTTAGCTCATTATCCTACTATATTCTTAATAGACTTACTTGGAGTATAAATATGAGTTTCTTAATTCCTGTAATACTTGGAATCGCACTTTCTTACATTACTGCAAAATTAGTAGCTAGAAAAGAAAATCTTTATTTATATAGAGGTATGCCTTTAGATAAGTTCTACGAACTAATCATAAAAGTTACTAATAATGAAGAACACATTGAGATTTGTAAGAGGTTTTATGTTGATAAAGAAAGTAATTTAAAAATAGCATTGAGCTTTAATTACTCTGAAATAAATATCAAAAAGATAAAACAAAATATTAACAAAAAGATAAAAGAGTTATACAAATAACTCTTTTTATACTTTATTATACCCTTATTAATTTATACTCAAATTAGAAATGAGGTAATTTGGTATGATTGATAAGAACACTTATCTCCAATTAAAGAGGGAGATAAAATGTCTTTGTCGTGCAAACGTAATTAAGTTATGCGATGACATGGAACTAAACACAGAAGAAAGAGATTTATTAATGTCTTTCTATGAGGGTAAAACGAGAACTAGGGTATGCTATGATATGGCAATTAGTACGACATATTATAGAGATCACATGAAATTGTTGTTTTCTAAAATTAATGATTATAAAAACACCTTGAAATAAGGTGTCTTTTTTTTTTATTCACTTAACCACCCAGGCGTCCTCGGCAATTTTGTGTCGACAGTCGAAGCTATCTAGTACCACGCCATAGCGAGAGCAGACAATATGTCCTGGCATAGTTATCAATAAAACGTTATTAGGGTACTCATACGCCACGTTTCCAACTCGGTAAGGCAAATACCTTACTCGAGGGTAATTCGTGTCTAAATAGTCCCTAATAAACTCTCTATCGTCCATCATTTTGCCTTGTAGTCTAGCAGCATTACTTAATCGTTGATAAGTATCATCCCAACTACTACCTGTTGCAGTAGAAATTGCTCGAATAGTGCAGTCGTCCTCAAACAAGCCTAAAGCATTGTTATTGTAGTATTTGTACATACTACATCATACTTCTTTGTAATGTTTCTCTTATCATTTGCTTTTGTTGTTCATTCTCGGCATCTTCAAATAAGTATCTAATGAAATCTTCTAATGACTTGTTCATATAGTGAAATGCTTTATCAGTTTCTTCACTTGCACCATATCTACCACGATCTTCTTCATATCTTCCGTAATCACTATACATATTGTCTAGGTAGTCATGTCCTTTATAACGACCTCTACTATCTCTTTCTCTTCTTCCGTATGATTCTCTTCCGTATGAATCTCTCCCATATCTTCCGTAGTTTCCGTATTCTCCGTAGTTTCCATAATTTCCATATCCACCACGTCCATCATTGTAATTTCCGTACATTTCGCTTTCCTCCTTTATACACCAATATTCTTCATTAGCTATGTCTTTATGAATATCCATTAACTCGCCTAGTGGTTCTAAATTATTCATATCGACTTCGCCTTGATTTTCTTCTAAAAGTTTTTTAATAGTTTCTTCGGTTGCTTTCTTTAAATCTTCATGTATTGTTTTATTCATTTTTGTCCCTCCTCTCTTTTAAAAGGGTAATTATCTCTTCGTTTTGTTCGATTATTTTTTTCAAGTACTTTTCATCTTGTGTTTGTAGTTCTTGCATTAAGTCGCTATTGTTATAATCTTGTATCAATAAGATTAGACTATATAATTGCAAGATTAAAGATGCCATATCTAAATTATTTCTCATTTAAAATCTAACAGGCTCAATAATAATATTTGCATTTTTAATGCTAGGTGCTACCGTTTCAACTGCTGGTATTACACCACTTATAGCAGGTACACTACCTATTGTTAAAGTTACATTTTCTCTAGGGCATAAACTTATTCTTTTCTTAATTGTTATGTTGGTGTATTCTCCAATAACAACTGTTGCATTTGCACTAGCACCGACTACTCTTGAACCATTTTCTTTTAATGCTATTTCAACAGGACCAGCAGTTTCTCCACTTACATTACCCGTAAATGTAATGTCATAGACATTTGCTTGATTGCAATTACCACTCCCTAGAATAGTGTATTGGCTTGTACCTTCTGTATGATTTAGCCAACCTCTACAAGTAGCACTTCTTGTTCTTAATTCATCATTGGCAAATACAATATCACTTGTGTTTGTCTCTAATATTTGTATTGCATCATTTGTACTTTGTATCATTTTATCTCTCCTCTCATAATAAAAAAGAATAGGCACTTGCCTATTCTACGTACTTGCTCGTAAGCAAGTTAATTAGCAAGTTCTCGTAATCGAGCGTGTCGTAATCGACTATATGCTATTAAATAAATTGACTAGTTGTGTTGAAACCGCAACCACATCCACCATTGTTAGGGCATGAGAAAATGGCTTGATTTCCGTACACCGGAACAGTGCCAACTGGGCAGTTCTTCAACTCATTATAGATATTTGAAGTAATTGCTTGTGTTTGGCTAATTTGACTTGCAGCTAAATCTTTCATTAGAAGTTGTCTATTTAGTTCCTCGATTTTATCTTGTTTCTCGTCTAAACGATCCCTAAAGATTTCATCGATAATCTTTTGAGTATTAGCTGTTTGATTAACAAGAATATCTTGACCAATTTGTCTTAATACTTCTCTATCAGAGCAGTTCTCACTAATAACAGTTGACTTTAAGTCTTGTATTCCAAGTCTATTTTCGCAACAACAGTCTGCAAATTGGCTTGATAATGAGTTTATACCACTTGTAATGGCAGTTTGAGTTGCAAATGATTGTTGCATGTTAGCCATTTGTCTATTAGCAGCAGCGATTTCTGCATTGAAAGCACTATTGCTTATGTTTCCGTTAATATCGCTGCAACAGTTGCAAAGTTGGTTGCTTAAAGATGCAATTCCATCGCGTGTTGATTCAAGTTGATTTGATAAGTGTAATGTGTCAAAACCATTGTTAGTATTGTTCATGATTTCTTTTTGACCATTGCTTAACCAAGCATAACCATTATCGAAAGAATTTCCGCCGAAACCACCGAAACCGTTTCCGTTTCCATTACCCCAAATAAGCGCTAATAAAACAATTAACCAAATCGCAGAATCATTACCAAAGCCACCGAAACCACCATTGTTTCCACCCATCATTGGGTAAACTGGATATGGATAAGCGAAACCATTATTTCCATTAGTAGTTGCTAATTCAACTGTTGGTTGAATACCTGAATTTCCGTTCATCGAATGTCCTCCTCTCTTTAAAAATCTATATCAAACACTATTTAGTGTTGATACCATTAAATTGGCTCATCATGTTGTTCCATTGTTGTTGTTGCTCTGGTGTAAAACCACCTACAACTTTGTTTAAATATTCATTAGGATCTTCTTTATTTTTTCTTGCTTGTTGAAACTCTTGATATGCTTGTGGACTTTGTGCTTTGAGTTGTTGTTCCAACTGGCTCATTAAGTTTTGTGGTATCTTCTGCAATTTCTGGTTCAACAACATTTGTATTAGATTGTTCATGTTTTATCATTCCCTCCAATTCATTTATTTTTGCTGTTAATAAATCTATTTGTAGGTCTTTCTCATCCTTTTTAACTATTTCATTTAATTCGTATGCTTTTATATCTCCACTAGAATTTTTGATCCACATAACACTCAAATCTTTACTAAAGAATGGTGTATCTACAAACACTGTTTCTTTACTAACATCTTCAATAGAATTTACATATCGTATGCCACCATGATTATTAGGTGCTAATTGAAATGTTTGATTAATAGATGGTTGTTGTTGTTGATTTTGGTTTACAGTGTTTTTCATTTGTTCTTTCATTTGATTTAGTTGAGCTATTTGATTATCTATTTGGTCGTACATAGTTTGTTGACTATATGCGTTTTGATATGGGTTCAAATAGTTTCTCATGTAAGGGTTGTTGTTCATACTAATTCCTCCTATTTAACAAAATAAAAAGAGGGTGTAAGAATAAATAAAGACATATATCTAAATCTAAACTTACACCCCCAAAGATAAGGTAAACAGAAAACCATTTTTGTTGTTTTCTAATAAAAGTATATCTTTGAAATTGTGATAAAAAGATTTTGAAAAGTAATAAAAAAAGTACCATAAAGGTACTTGTTTTTAATCTAAATCGTCATCTTCTTCTTGATTAGCAATAGCATTTCTAGGCGAATCAACAACTTCTCCTGTTTTAGTATTTGCTAATGAAATGACTTTCTTAACGTTTGCGAAAGTAGGTAATTCTCCATTGTCATTTGGTTTAGTTCCTTTTGTATGTACTACTTCGCATAATAGTTCTTGTCCTACTAATCTTGGTGTATCTTCTTTAGTATCGAACTCATCACCATCTTTTAGTCCAAGTGCTATCTCTGCTAATTTACTCATAGCGAATACTGCACCAGAGTTGCTAAAGCTATACTGACTATTAATTGTTCCACCATCTTTTACGTCTTGGAAAGTTACTTTTAACTTGTCAGGCTTTCCACTTGGTGTGCATTCTGCTTTAGTAATCTTTAATACTCTTTCTCCCTCTTCTACTAATTTAAAACCTTTCATATTCATTGTTATTTTCATATTATTCTTCCTCCATTTTTACTTTACTTAATCTATATGTTAAACTTGGCTCTAAAAACTTTTCGTATGTGTTAGGGTGTTTCTCTGCAAATGCTTTTTCGTTAAACTTCATGCTTGTTGTACCGCTTAACTTATATTGCTTACAACTTGCTTTTGTTTCTCCCTCTTTCAAACTATCCATTAAGCCTTGTTTAATACTTGCTTCTATTGTTTTTAATTCTTTTTCCATACTAGTAATACCACTACTATCTTTCAAGTCCTGTATCTTCTCTGTTAGGTCTTTAGCACTATCGCATAACTCTTCTAAAGAAGAATCGTTAATTGGTTTACTAGTTCTTATTATATCTAAATATTCTTTATCTTTCTTTTCATCAAACTCTGGTGAGATACCAGTTTCTATATAGTTTTTCCACCATTCTTCGCAATACTCAATAGCTTGTTGGAATGTTATCATATTGCCATTTGGCATTTCTATCATAACATCTTTAATCTTTTTAACCACCATTATTGTATTACTTTCATTTGGTTCGAATTGCTCTGGGTGGTTGTAATCTAAATCTTGTGGGAAACAACAAATAAATAAAACCCTGTCTAACCCTTTTAAATACGAATATAAGCACCCTTGTAAAAGATACTCAATAGGCACATTGTTGTTTTTCCACAAGTTAGGTTTAGAACTAGACTTACATTCTACTATCATTGTAAGTGTTTTTAAATCTTCTTTTGTAGCAACTGCATCGATAATACCACCGAAAACATTACTATCGTCTATAAAGTTGTTCCATTTGTATCTATCTATATTTACACCATAGTATTCTTCGATACTCATTACATTTGGAAATTTCTTTCTAACAAGATCAATAAGTTTTGGTTCAACAGCTTTACCAAATAAAGTATATTTATTATCTTCAAATGGTAATTTAGCTAATTTTGTAATTTCTACCCATGCACCAAATGGTGTTTGGTAATCGTTAAGTCCTAGAATACTTGCGATACGATGACCTGTAATTCTTAACTTTTGTTTAGGTGGCTCGGAAAGAATAATATTTTTATTATCCTCACCATAACTCCAGTCTTTTGACATTAAGCACCAACTTTCTCTAGCTTGTTCTTAACTTTTAAGTCGATTTCTAATATGTCTGCACTAGATAAGTTTCCACTTAATAATTTCTCCATAGTTGATTTACCATACTCTTCATTTTTTGTTAGCTCTCTAACTTTCATAATATTTTCGCATATTGCTTTAATATCTTCGTCATCGCTTTCTTCTTGTTGTACTTGTTCAACTACTTCTTTTTTGATTTCTTCTTTCTTTGTTTCTGGAATATAAACAGGAACTTTTGGTGCTTCACTCTTTGGTTCTTCGTTGATGTTTAAGTCCTCGTCATCTCCATTTTTAGGTGTAAAGTTTTTACTAAACCATTGTCTAAATGCCATTGTTTCAGCACCAGATACTGCTTTATCAATAGTATCGCTACCTTGACCTATAACGAAATACTCTTCTTTAACACCAGTATCAATATCTTTTAATGTTGCTCTAGCTTGTACTGTTGCTACATGAATTGGTAGTCCATTACTTGGTTTAGTACAATCTTTTTCAAATGATAATAGATTAACTGTTTCAAATTTAAAACCTAAACCTATTTCAATACAATATGTTTGAATTGCATTATAGTATTGTTTAATACTATGATATTCTCCACCACCTAAATTATTAGGTAATTCTTTATCAAGTATAAACTCCGTTGCTCTAATCTTTTTTCTTAACTCTTGTATCTTATGTTGTAATCTAGCGTCTGCTACTAATACACCATAATTATAAGGGTTTGTTGAATAATTTTCTTTAATTTCATTTAGTAAATCATCATTTCCTGCACCGCTCTCTTGTGATTTAGCCATAAGTTGTTCGTTTTGTTGTAGTGCTTTTTCTAATCTTTCTTCTAATTCTTGTTTTGTAGCCATATTTATTACCTCATTTCTTTCTTTATTTTTTATTAATTCTATTAAATCTACTTTCTTAATTTTCTTATCAAACTCTAAACCGAGTTTAGTAGCTCTTTCTAATAACTCATCTTTCTTTAAACTTTCTAATCTAGGTACACCCATGAAATCGTTAACTTTTAAGTTAGCCATTTCTATATACCATTGTCTATTTATGTCGTTTATTGTTAATTCATTAGCATTATCGACAATAGGGTTTGGTGGGCAGTCGGCAAGAGAATCTCTCCTGCCATCAGGTTTTACTTTGATAATAGTTCCACGTGGAACATTACCAGCATAAATACGATTGTTTCTTTGTAGTTCTATATCTCCATTAGGCGATTCTTGTACGCATTTTTCATAAGTTGATCCTAAATGAGAAATCATTTGAAATCTAAAAATGTCGTTGCAATTATTGATAGTTTCTTCTACTGGAATATCTAATAATAATTTTTTAAGCAATGCTTCACCAACAATAGTTAATGAGTTTGCCTTAACATCATCTGTAAATTCTGTATGCCATGTTTCATTATCTTTATTCCATAACACTTTTAGATTTTGTTGTATAGAGTTGCATTTGAATTGACCACCTTTATAGTTGATTTTATAATCGTTATCTCCTATTTGTAGTAATTCACAATAGTTGTTTACATTCGCCATTACTATACGAACAATATTATCTTCTTCCATTTCCAAGCCAGTTAGTTTCTCTAAATCATGTATTATTTTATCTGTTTCTTCTTTGTACTCTGGATCAACTTCAAACATAACTGCGTCTGTATTTGCAGATACCATTTCAACAGTTGGTACTTGCTCTAAATCGTGTATTAATTGTAGTATGATTAATTGTCCTGTTGTACAAATTGAGAAACCTTGAAGATTATCATATAAATTATTAAATTTAGCTCGTAATGCCCCGGTATAGGCGTTTAAAGGTAGCTTTAAACCTGTGTTTAAGTCTTTGTTAGTTAAACCCATTGGCGATAGGAAATCTTCGCCTAACTGACCTTTTTTAGCACTCATACGAGTTTTTAATACATTTACATAACCATCTTTGCTGCTCTGACTTCTACTTGAATAACCAAATAATCTAACTAGATTTGGGTACAAACTTGTAAAGTCCCAATTACATAATATTCTTCTTGATGTACTTCTATCATAAATATATACACCTTTTTTCTTGAAACCATGCCCTCCACCAATACCAATTTGGAATAAAATATCTTTTAATTCTAATAATGGTGGTTCTACATAGTAATCTAAATCATTATGTTCTATCAACTCGTCAAAGTAATCTAATGCTTGTTTAGGTATTTTAGATTTATCAATACAACTTGGGTATGTATAGGAAAAGTTATCGTTGTATTCTTGTCTTTCAGCACCTAAAAGTATAGCAGTTAAATTAGCATTGGTTTGTGATAGTGCATAAGCAGGTTCTATATTACCGAATTTAGCTATTATGTATTTAGACTTGTAGCCTACTTTTAATTTATCAAAAAGTGGAATCAAAGCCTCAACATCACAAGTACAATAATATAGTACTTCTTCAAATTGTTCTTTAGTCCACTTTGTTGGTAAATCAAAAGGTACTGTTGTTTCAGTAATATCTAGTCGTAGATTACCCTCTATCTCTTTAAGAGATTTTCTAGGGTTTATTTCATTAAATAAGTCCCAATGGATAGGAAGAGTTATTCGACCACAATCTATCTCCCAACCTTTACCGCCACCAATGATATAATCATTAACATCCTTTAATTCTTCTGGTGTATAACCAGCTAACCAACATTTTAATATCCATTTATCGTAGTTATTACAGTTATAACCAATAAGAATGGGATCATACTTATCAAGAAACATTTGAATATCATTGGCAAATGAATTGTGGAAATATACTCTCTCTTTAGTTTTATGTGATATAAAAACTACTAAACAATCATGAGCAAAAATCTCTATATCGTAATACCAAACTCTATCTAATAAAGTATCAAAGTCCATTATTCGTCCTTATCTTTATCTTCTTCTTTAACTATCTTCGAAACATACATCTCAACGTATTTATCTATAAGTTCTTTTTTAGCTTTTTCTTCACTATCAGATACACGTTTAATGACAATTATTTCGCATATAACTGTGAAAGCTATACCTAGAAAGAAAGCTATAACGACAAGAGGTACTTCTACTGTCATTTTTTATCACCTTTTGGTTTTACATAGGTTCTACCTTTTACAATACCATTGTTTTTACCATTAGAACTTTCCCAAAACATTTTAGTTTGTTTTGATTTCTCTTTGTAATATTTTTGCTTTTCTTTGTAATCTTTAAATTCCATTTTTTATCTCCCATCCCTCTTTTTTATACACATTTTTTCTTTTTCTAGTAAATCTATCTAAAATACTAACATCGTCAACTAAATCATAAATATTAGCGATTCGTTTACCATTGCTCGGTCTTTGACACCTACCTATTGCTTGTACAACAAGTCGCTCATCCTTAACAGGACTTGCCATTATTAAGTTTTCAAGAATAGGAATATCAAGTCCCTCTGCTACAAGCGAATAAGTTGCGAACAATACTTTATGTTGTCCTTTTCTAAACTCTTCTATCATTTTCTCACGTGTTTTCTTTGGTGTTTTTCCATTTATATAGATAGAGTTTTCGATATTTTGATTAAGATATTCTAGTTGACTTGTTCTTTCGCTAATAACTATTGTATAACCTTTAATTTTATTGATTAAATCTAATATCTTCTTATTCCTATCATAATCGGTCGCTAGGTCGCTTATTAGGGTTGTGAATATAATTCTACCACTTGTATCATAAACGTCCTTATTTGCCACATTATACGTTGTTTCTAGCATGTGTATTTGAGCTGGTACTTGAAACTGCTCAATGGGTAATTTAATTATTGGTTGATTCTCATAATAGCCTATTAAGAATTTCTTATCTTCACTCTTCTTAACTTCATAAATGACATTACCTAAAATTTTAACTGTTGTATTTTCTAAACCATCAGCTCTATGTAATGTTGCAGTAAGTCCAAGTTTGTATCTTGAATTGAAATAGTTAACGCATTTCTCAAACATTTTAACACTTTCGGCATTAGTGCTTAAATGGTGTACTTCGTCAACGATTACAAGTCCAAACTCGTCTTGTTTTACCTTACGTTTTTCTATAATGTTTACTAGAGTTTGTACCGTTGCAAACACTATATCGCCAGACAAATCGCACTTCCCATCAGTTATCACACTTGTTTTGCATATAAGATTATCTTCGCAACGTTCTTTAGCTTGGTTTAATAATTCTTTAGTATGCGTCATCCATAATGTTTTTTGCTTTAATGTAGCAGCACACTCTAAACCTATTTGTGTTTTACCAAGTCCAGGTGGTAGTACAAAGATTCCATTAACATATTTTTTAAGTGCGTCAGTACATGGTTTTTGATAATCACGTAGTACTATATTAGATTTTATCTCGGTGTTATTAGTTATGGTGTAATCAACATAGTCTTTTTTTACAGGATGTATTGACCATATATCTTCGAAACAACCTACCGGTAGGTAAATATTACCATTGTAATAATCATATAGCTTTATTGTTCTTGGTGTTCTATATACAGAAAAACCCATTCTTACTTTCTTAATATAATCGGGGTTATTAAATGTCAACTCTCGTTTGCAGTAGTTCTCAATATCTTTAGTTGCATCTTCTATTTTTATAATATTGCTTAATGTTATTTTCATTTAATCAAACCCTTTCTCACCTTTTCCATATAAGCATTAATGTCGAATACTCGCCCTGCATCGTAGCAATATTTATTATTTTCAACAATAGTCGCCCAACGGAGATTTTCAACTCTATTATCATCGACTTGACAATTTATATGATCCACGCAAGGTTTATTTTCTGGGTTAGGTATGAAAGCCTCCGCAACCAGTCTATGTATTTTCCTTACATATTTTTTTGAATTTTTATTTAGCGGTAATATTTGATAACCATTTTTATCATAACCATTTCTTCTTATTTTTTCCGGGACATATACTGGTTTACTATATGATTTTCTATATCTTTCTAAACTCTTAACCCTACCATAATTGCTTATCCGATATAAACCCTCGAAGTCTTTTATATCTCGCCACTCTTCGTTTGGTAAATCTTTTAAATCTAACCATCTATCAGAGTTTGGCTTAATATTTTTCAACATATTACACCATTCTCTTTGTCTTTTTATCAATAATTCCGTATTCGATTAAAACATTTTGTTGGTATTCTAAATCTTCTGACATAGAAAGTAAAGCATCAATTTCGTTGCATTTATCAGCTTGTGCGTCTAATTCTTTGTATCTATCTTCTCTATATTTTTCATGTGCTTCATCTCTTAATTTCTCTTCATAAACAACATACTTAAATACATTGCAAGTATTGTTTTCCTTTAAGATAGAGCTTTCACTTTCTTTATTTTCAGTTTCTTCTTTATATAAAGTTTCTAAATCTTTTTCAAACTTTTCAATTAAATCTTTATATTTTTTTGTAGTTTCATAATGTTTTTCAATATATTCATTTACTAAATCATTATATTTTAATTCGATTTCTTCTACCTTTCTCTCATTCCATAATTTTAATACTTTATTCATATCTTTTTCCTCCTCTTTTTTCATATTTTTAACGCCCCATATACCATAGCTAAAAGCATCTACTGCATCATCAGAACATGATACTACTGGTGCTGCACCAATATTAGAACATATCTCTTCCCATTCTCCATCTTTTAATTTAAAGCTAAATGATAATGTCGTTGGTTCTTCAATAAAATCTGGTACCATTATCTCACCTCCAAATCTGCTTTGAAACAGTCTTTCTCTAAATCTAAATAACCTTGCTTTTCGAAAGTTTCTTTTGATCTTACCCATGTAGTCCAGTAGCAACCTAATTTATCACTATCTATCATAATGTAAATATTACAGTTGTATTTCTTAACAAAATTATCTAGTTCATCTCTTTTCTTGTAGATTCCACAACCTTTATAGTAAAGTTTAGCACCTGTTGTATGTTTTGCTTCAATAAAAAGACAACTTCCACCACGAGCAACTATTATGTCGCATATTGTACCACCAAACTCGGTAGGCATCTTATATGACCAGTAATTTTTACTAGCATAATAATCTAATATCTCTTGTTCAAAAGATTTTCCTACTTGGTATTGTTTAAAACCCATTCAGTTTAACCTTACCGACAAGTCTTAATCTTTTGCTATATCTTACTTTTGTAAGAAATTTATTCATTAGATATGGACTATCGAAAACCTTTGAAAATGTATAGTCTTTTTCTAAATTCTTAAAATAGCACTTGTACATATTACTTCTCCCTTTCTTCTAAAATTGTTTTGTTGTACTCTTCCATAATATCGTATGGAATACCAACTTGATTATGGACTTTAGCCATTGTTCTATTACTTAATGGTCTAAATGGTCTATTCTTGTCAAAGAACTCTATTAATGACGCATAACCAATTCCTATGAATTTAGCGAATTGTCTAATAGAAAATTCTCTAACTCTCATTTCATTTAGCATTATTTCATAATATTCTGTATTCATTTTAATCTCTCCTCTCTTGAATATAATATATCATATTATAATATATTAGTCAATAATTATTTTAACTTTTTGACACTATTCTATCCTAATGATATAATTAATGTGTGTTTAGATTGATTATCAATCTACACAAATTATCTCATTATTCCTACGATACTTCGTAGGAATTTTTTTATTCTCCAAGATTTACAAAAATCATTTTATCTCTTGGTTTTTGAAATGCTTTCTTGACCTTATATTCCACAGTTTTTTCTGGAAAAGGTTTTTCAAGTATTGTTTCATTAAAGTTAAGAGCTAGACATAATATTTCGTCATAGTCTAATCTTGTTTTATAATAAATATCATTTATATATAGAAATAGTTGATTAT